GCCGATTACGAAGTCGCTGAGCTGGGCGATAGACGCGCTGCCACGCAGTTGCGCGACGGACGTAGCGGCCCCTTCCTCGTGGCCCTTACCGTCGGGGCGCTTGAGGTGTGACACAGCGAACAGCACAATGCCCGTGTCCTGGGTTAGCGTCCGCAGCTTCGTCATGATCTCGTCAAGGGCTTTGCGTTCGTCGCCCTGCTGACCAGCGGACACTAAGATTGATATGTGGTCTAGCACAATGACGTTGCAGTCCAGCGCCTTGGCTAGGAAGCGTACACGGGACACTACATCATCAACGCTAGCGCCAATGTCGAAGCCAGCGTCCATGATGAACAGCCTATCGTCCCCATACACACGGTCAAAGGAGTCACGGTACTCCTGAGAGCCACGCGTTACGGTGCTGATGGGCAGGTGTAGCGGGGTGCTTAGGTCCACGCTCATGAAGCCCTCGGCGGTGCGCTCTACGCTCTCTTCCATGAACAGACAGCCGATGCGGTTGTTCGTGGTGTTCTTGATGTGCATCACGATCTCCCGCAGGATGCTGGACTTACCCAGCCCGCTACCTGCAGCGATGGTGACAAGCTCCGTGGGACGAAAGCCATACGTCAGGTCGTTCAGCTTCGGCCACGGGTAGTCGCCAAGGCTGCGCGGACGCTCTGCAAGAAGCCGATCAAGCAGCTCTTCCTTGGACAGCACACCCTTCGGCGTGTAGAGCGAAGCGCTCCAGTACGCGTCCGTGAAGTCCTTCTGGCGGCCTGCCTTCAGGTAGTCGCACGCGTCCTTGCCGATGCGCGGGTCTAGCTTCATGACACGCAGCTTGCCAGCGAATACTTCCGCTGCCTTTTCGATAGCTTCACGGCCCGCGTCGTCAGCGTCAAAGCACAGAATGATTTCTTCAAAGCCGTCAAGGAACTGGTACGCTGCCTTGAAGTCCCGCCCCGCAGCGCCGGCACCGTTCTTCAGGGACACCACAGCAGCCTTCCCGTCGAACATTTGGTTGGCCGCTACGGCATCCAGCTCCCCTTCCGTAACCACAATGCGTCGCTGGTTGTGGTTGCCGTAACGCTGCTGCCCGAAGAGGCCAGCGTCTTTCGTATTGCCGATAGACACAAAGCCTTTGGTGGCAACATGGCGCACCTTAAAACCCACAGGCTCTGAAGACTCGTCAGAGAAGTAGGGGTAGTAGTGCTTGCCATCATCGACTACAACGCCATAGTGCTTTGTGTACGTTGACGTAATGTTGCGCTCGGGGATACTTGTTGCAGGCGCTGCGGCCCACTTAGCAATCAAGCGCTCCAGCTCTGCGTCCTTCGTTAGACTAACCTCCATTATCCGCTCCTGTGGTTTGCGGGTGGCTGGTGTGTATGTGTTGCATGAGAAGCAGAAGTAGGTGCCATCATCGTACTCTGCGTTGGCGTCGCTGCTTCCACACGACTCACACGCTATGTGTCTTATGCAATTAGCTTTTCGTTGCTGAAGCATTACGTCCTCCGTAAAGGGCCTAACATCTTACCATATTTTTCGGTAAAAGTCAATGGTCTATCATGGACAAAAGCAGATTCATCACATTCTCTCCATATTCTTTGGCGATGTCTTGCATTGCAATCTCGGTGTCTGTCTCCGGGTTTGACAGGTAGTAGTACAACTCCTGCAGTTCCGGGCGCGTGATGTCCCGGTAGTGATCAGTCTTCGTACGGTTCGGCATCTACGATGTCCTCGGGATCGGTTTCCATGAAGAAGTCAAGCTCCCTGCGAACCCTTAAGGGTCCGTCTCCTGGCATGTAGATGTCCTCACCGTCAACTGTGTCGAAGTTGCCGTAGGTGCGGGACAGCAGGCCGGTGCGTGCTTCGGAGCGCACGTCGATCAAGTCCCATGAGTTGTAGCTGCTGTCCATCTGCTGCTCCAAGTCTCGCATTGCGGACTCCCGGTCACGCCTTGCTTCACGTTCGATGTTGTGCTGCCGGTATTGCTCCGGCGTTATTGCTTGGGTCGCGCCGCCCCGCGCAGTGTACTCTGCTATGTCAGCAGCGAGCAAGCGGCGCAGCGCTTCCTTCTCCTCAAGCGGTGTGTGTATTGTCATATAACAGCAGGCCCTCCATAGTATTCCATCACAAGCTTTATGGCGTCGATGCGCTTCTGTATGTGCATCCTGTCCTCCTCTGTATCCCATGCGTACACCCCGCCAGTGCCCCGCTCTTGCTCACACTCCAAAGCATCAAGCGCCATTGACAAGTCGTGCAAGATGATGTCGTTGAGTTGCTCGTCGTTAAGCTCAAAGGTTGGCATTACTTTCCTCCTGAGTTTCAAGACCTAGCTCAAGGGCACGCAGTACGCCCAAGCTAAGGAACGCGTGCGCCGCTTTGCTGTTCATGTCAAGGATAAGCGTGGCGCTGCCGTCTTCGTTATCAACTATGTCTATAACTTTGAAGTCAATCTCTTGCGCTTCCATTACTGCTCCTCCTCCTTCCATCCAAGAACTTCTTCAAGCGTTTCCATAGCTTGCGCAATGTCAATAAGCAAACGCGCTTCCTTGTCGGTGAGCTGCTGCTCTACTGCAAACAGGTCTGCGTATGCGTCAAACAATGCGCGATAAGCGCGGACACGTTGCTCTTTAAGCTTGTTCATCATCCCAGCTCTCCTTGATCCATTCGTCGTAAGTTAAGAAACACCGCCTATGATAAGACCAGAACCTGCACAGCTTGTATACGTCACTCATAACGCTATCATCCTGTGGTTAATAATTACTTGCACCGTTACGTCCCATTCGGTTGAATAAGCATACGCTGCGGCCATTTGTTTTGCAACTTCTATTACACGCTCGCGCACGTCACCGTTAACGTGATCGGACCAGAACGGTATGGTGATGACGGGCTCCACCACGGAGTCACAGTAAATCTTTATCAGAGCGTCCATATCGAAGCTCTCAGGCGACGTAAAGGGGTTAGGCATAGGACCGTACTGCCTAGCCTCAGCGGCTTGCATAGCGGCCTCTGCGGCCTCCTGGCCGGCTTGGATTAGTTCTGCTGTCGTCATGGTCATGCCTCAATCTCCCAGCGGTCATTGGTTTCGTACACTGTGCCCCAGTTGGACGGGAACACGGTTTCGCTGCGCAGGTTTCCGTCACGCCTGTCCTGCTTCCACTTCACAATCTCTTCAAATTGTTTTTGGTACGGCTCGCCGTTTGCCAAACAGCGCACGCGTTCAAGCCGCCGGTGCTGAAGGTCGATGCCTTGCGTAAGGTAGCGCGTTAACTCTGTTCCAAGATTCATAGCGTCTTCTCCTGTTGAACTGGTAAGTAATCCTTACACGTTACACTTTTATGCACATATTTCCCGCGTTTGTGTACACTTTCTTGCGCTTCGGCCCGGTCACAAGCCCCACTCATCCCAATCCGTGATCGACTCCACATAGTCGTAGATGCTTTTCCAGGTACGCTGCATGGCGAGATTCTTGAAAGCCTCGTCAAAGGGCTTATCAGAAAAGCCAGCGTCCCACAGCAGCTCAATCAAGTGATCCCCAAGAGGGTTGTACAGCTCGTCAAGGTCGCGCTTGTCAATCGCCTCGTCAATCCATTCCTGGACCAGCTCTTCAAGTTTCTCCGAGCGCTCGCAAAGCCATTCGTAGTTGTCGTCATAGTCTATATTAGCCATTGTGCTGCCCTCTTTGCTTTCGATTCTTGAAGCGCTCGCGCACCATCAATATAAAGTTTATTGCCGTGAGCGCTGGCCCAAGTGTTATGATTAGCACATACTCCCACACATTGAAAGTGTCACGCTTGTTCTCGAAGTCTTCGGCCCACATGGCGAGCGCGCACACTATCCCAAGGGCAAGATAAACAGTTAAAGCATTGATTTCCATAGTGTTTTCCTCACAGTGTAAACAGTAGCGATACAGCTAGCCACCATGTCCCGAGCAGTAGCGAAGCGGCTGCGGTGATGGCTAGGGCCGCGATGGTCATGCCGGCCCATGCTGCCCAGCGATTAAGCCGGGCCTGTCGTTCGTACTCCTTGCGCGCTGCGGCGTTCATGCTGCCACCTCCTGAAGCTTGTTGCTTGCAATTTCGTACCAGTTGACGTCAGACATAAACGCCAGCGCGTAGTCTAGCGCTAAGCCCTCCGGCGCTGTCTGGCTCACCAGCTCTTCGGCGTGCTCTTGGAGCAGCTCTGCTAGCTCGCTTTCCGTCAGCGTTTCGCCCTCCAAGCCCCAGTCCTCAATCGGGTTGAGGCCGTCGAAGATTTCCAGCGCGACGCGCCACGTTGCGTAATTGGTCCAGCCGTTGTAAGTTTTGTCGGTCATTGTGTCAGTCTCCGCTGTTAACTGTTTGGGCCATGCGGCCCGTTTAGTAGCCAAGCCACTCTAGCACTTCGTTTGACATATAGCACTCTTTTTCGCCACAGTCTGCCACGAAGTCCTCCCAGAGCATGCCGTGCTGCTGTACTACTTCCCGCCGTGCCTCTGCGCGGGTCACTTCGAAACCTTCCATTGCTTCGTCATATGTTGCCATTGTGTGTGCCTCTCTGGCTTAGCGCTTCGGCCCCGTGCCGTTGCGTTATGGGTACATAGTAGGGGGCGCTTAGCACACTGTCAAGCCTTCGAAACAACCACTCATCCGGCCTGGAGTGTCAAGGCAGCTAGACAGTGGCGTGATGGTGGGAGTGTCAGGGTAGCTAGACAGTGGCTGGGCGGTGGCGTAGCGGCTCCCGCATCGCCCCCTCATCGCTTCCAAAACGTGAGCACCGCCTCACGTATGAGCCTGGCGCATAGTCACTATGAGCATCCTTCATGTTAGCACTGCTTACATTGCGCGGGCGGGGGCGCGATGGGGGCGGGGGAGGGCTGCGCGGGGGCGCGTTTGGCCGGGGTGCTGCTCAGCTTTGCAAAAAGTCCATTTTGAAACCCAAAACGGTCACCAATCTGCACACTTTGCACACAATTCAACTGGCCTGCATAGCGCATTCTGCCTGCAAATTGTACAAAAAGTGATCAATTTGGAAAACTGCATGGGCCGTAACGCTCTGCATGGGCCGCTACGCTACCGTTTAGCCCTCTGCGTGGGCCGTTATGCTACTATTTACGTTCTAGCTATTGACTTTTGCTCTGAAATATGATAAGATATATGCTATTGTTTAGCTATACAGGTACACAGCGGCTAGCAGCTACAGCCTAACGACAACTGCTGACAACAAAAGCACAGCCGAAAGCCTTACGACGACAGCCGACTACCACTGACCACCTGTATAGGTACCGTAATGTAGCAAAATATAGAGGATGTGTGTATAATGGCGGACAAGCCCGTAGCGAAGCGCGGTCGCCCCTCCAAAGCGGCACTCCAATCGACAAAAGATTTGAGTAAAAGACAGCAGGCGGCAGCA